GGTACTATGGTGCCTTGACAAGGTTTTTAACACAAAATAGAAGTGTTTCTGGTATCATGATAGGTGTTAACCCTCTATCTGATCAATGGAGTTCCCTATACACAAAGATGTGTAATTTTGGTGATAGAGGTTTCGATGGTGATTGGGGTGAATGGGATGGCAAGATGCTTGCTCCTTTTCAGTATGCTTTGAGAGATTTGCTTGCTAGTCGGACTGAGGATCCTGAAATTGGGAAAAGACTTTTGTCGTACATTATAAACACACCTACAATTTGTAAGGATATGTTCTATGTGTCGACTCACTCAACACCAAGCGGTCACCCGCTGACTGGGCACTTTAACAGTCTTATTAATAAAATGTATACGATGTATATTTACTATAAGTTTTGTAAGGAGAGAAATATCAAGGCTTCACTGTCACACTTTTGTATGAATGTCTTGGACATCGTATTTGGTGATGACAAAATGATAGTTACAAAGCTTGAAGGGTTTGATGGTGTGACGTTTGAAAAACACGCCAATAGTATGGGCCTTAAGTTCACTCCAGCTGACAAGAGTGAGTGGTCAGATAAGAACAGTCTGGTACCCATTTCAAGATTTCAATTTCTCAAGAGGTCATTTGCTTTTCATAATAGATTAGGTCAAATTGTTGCGCCACTTGAAAAAAGAACCATACAAGCTACACTCAATTTTATCTCAGATAGCTATAGAAACGAGGAATTGACATTAACTAAATTGTCTAATGCACAGAGGGAGTTTTTCCTGCACGAGGACTATGAAGAGAATTTGGATGTGTTGATTGAGGCAGCAGCTAAAGCTAATCTCAATTTTGTGCCACTCCCAAGGTCATACCTTGTCGAGCTGTACAGAAAGGGTGACTATGCAGAGTATCTGATTTCCCAAGCATCCACAAGTGACATAAGGTGTAGGTGTTCAGCATGCCTTCAAAACCCCTACAAGTTGCATGATTATATCAAACAAATAATACAAACTGGTGATCTTCAGGAGGTAAGATCATCTGAGTTTTCTAGGAATTATATTACGGTGAAGCTGAGGCATTATCTGTCAAATGTGCTAAAGCTATCCTTGGATAATAAGGAGGTGTATACGTTCAGTAAGTGGTTGTGAGGAGGAATGAATAACATACAAAGAACACGATTAATCTCTTTTTCTCCTTCAAATAGACAAGTAATATTTGACAACACACTTAGTGCAATTGCACCAATACAATTTTTATTAACTTTAGATCCTACGGTGGACCTAACATTGGTCCCAGAAGAGTTCACACTCCAATTCGTATCTGGGGTAATCACAAATACGGTGATTGTGCCAGCCAATTTTAATGGTAATGTAGAAACCATATTAACCAACTCCCTCATATCACTAGTGAATGGTTATTGGAACGCTACGAGTGTTCCTCTAACAATATATGGACCAACAAAATACTTAAAATTATTAGTCCAGTGGCTTGGATTAATCTTACCAGCAGCAGCCATATCAGGTGAAACCTTCAGTTATGTAATATCATCATCTATTTTTCCAAAGGTTGCAAATTTAATCACTCCCACATCATCAGTTATCCAGTATGAGTCGTCTAAAGTGATACAAACAACACTAACCACAGATCTCACTGTTGAAATTGGTGGAGTTATAACATTGAGCCTCATGACATATGAAGGCGTGGAAGTTTCATTTACTAGGGTGTGTATAGCCCTATTGAGTATGAGTTAGGAGTAGGGGGGTATGAATAACACACGAACTTACTCTTCCACAAATAACTCTAATTTAGGTATCCAACTCGTAAATCGACCTGTCACTTCATCCTCATCCCGTGATGGTTACAAAGGCACTAAGAAAATAGCAGACCAAAATGTCTCTGAAGAAGGGTGGACACTCAATAATATGATAGAAAGGCCTAGCTTCAAGGCAACTATCCCTTGGTTGGTTGCCTCGCCCTCTATCCTGGCCAAATACAAAGTACCCCAAGACTTCTTAGTTTCTACTATAAATACAACACCATTCAAAAGCTTCACACTTGCACGTTTTGACACTGAGATTTCCATGCAGGTTACAGCAACACCCTTTCACCAGGGCTTAATAGTTGGCGTTTTTGTTCCTCTCACGACTGACTCATATGTTCAGTCTAATATGATGAACAACTTTTGCCAGTTTTCAGTGAATCAGTGCTTGTATTGTTACGCCAATGCAAACACGGCTTCAACTATGGTGATACCCTTTAATTCACCCCAAAATTATCTTAATATTACTGATGTTAGTGGTGAATCTGTGAACAACACACTTGGATATTTTTACATTTACAATCTCAATCCAATTAAGTTGGCTGGAAACACTACTGATTCAGCATCAGTTAGTCTTTTCACACGCTTTATAAATGCAGATTTTAAGGTTCCAAGACCTAGTGTGGTTGCACAGTCCTTCCTGTCTCCAGTCAAAGACATTGTCAAGAGAATTATACCTAAGAATATAGTTGGTGATGCCATTGATGGTCTATTTGGGTTGTTCGGTATGGACAATCCTACTATACCTATACAACAAGAACCCCTTGTGGTTCGCCCAATGGGGCATTTAAATTATGGATCAGGATTAGACTATTCTGAGAAGTTGAATTTGTATCCGGCTGCAATAAATGAGTCAACTTTTGAGCATTTTGCAACATCGAATGACGAGATGGCTTTTGACTATCTTAAGAAGAAATATACATATCTTACCACATTTCAGATGGGAGTGACAGACAAGGTTGGAACAATCCTGTATTCCTGTCCTCTTTCACCCACCCCAACATTCAAGGACATGATTGTTGGGCTTACATACCCACAACCAAATGTATCACTCCCACTGATTAGTTATATTGCATACCCCTTCAATTATTGGCGTGGTGGACTCACATACAAGCTTCAATGTGTTGCTACATCTAACCATACAGGTAAGATTTTTATAAGTTTGAGGTATGGTGACACGAAGCTTCCGACTAATATTATTGAGGCGACGTCACAGTATGGAGCTGGTTTTGAGATAAACCAAGGGTCTAATGAATTTGAGTTCACAGCACCCTTTGTCTCCACAACTCCATATCTAGCAATATCCAATGGAAATACAGATGATCTCTCCACATCTATGGGTGTGCTGAGTATCATGGTGATGAACCCTTTAGTTGGAGCCACAAATACACCAACCATAATTTCATTTAACCTTTTCATAGCAGGAGCAGAGGATTTTGATTTTTCCATTCTAAGTTCTGACAACAACTTCGTCAATACAGGGTATTATCCCAAAGTTGTCGCTCAAAGTGTTGTGGCTCCCCTTAACACAGCAGAAACCAACACCAACCAAGCTAATGACAATCTACTTGCTCCAGCAAGTAGTGAACCTGAATATTTGTATAGCCACTTTGGTTGTAAGTTTGATTCAATTCGGACCTTATCAAAGAAGTTTCAATTTGTTAGATCATTCGTCTTTAACCCTTCTTCCAAGCCATACTTCATATTAAACGTCCTAGACATTTTTGCACCCATGGCAGCACCAACACTTACACCCGTTAATGTTCCGCCAGGTACTGGGCTTTTAGCCTGGGCCTCTGGTCTCTATAGACAATATAGAGGTCAAATTAGATTTAAGATTGTGGCGAACCAGTTATCTGGGAATGCATCCTTTGCTGTTTATTATACACCATCAACAGTTGCAGCTGAAGGTTTTTATGATTCGTTGATGAGAGCAACGATCAACCCGGTAGATGGGGTTTTCCCAGCTACACTCCCAGGGCTGAAGGTTCAACCATGGTTGGGTAGTGGAACAAGGTTACCCCTTGCTTATGTAACTCAACCTATGGCAACTGCTGAAATAGAGATCCCGTTTGCAACCCTATATAACACAGTGTTACTACAGAAGGGTCCTGGCGAGGCCTATGTAAGTACAGCAGACAACTTAGGGCAGATTGGCTTCATAACCATTGTGCCCTTTAACCACGCAGAAGGTGATATCATTTTTAGCATTTATGCGTCTATAGGGGATGAGAGTAGATTCGGGACTCTCTTCACTATTCCAAATATCACACTAAATGGTGTGGTTTCTACC